TTGAACAAATTCTTCGGCGTGTCCACCGATGGCGTTAGCTGTTTCTGGGGCAAGCCAAGCAGCATTAGCCAAGACTTGCAATGCCATTAATTCATCCATGACTTTAGGATTCTGCTTGTAAAGCCCAAGAATATCGCATTTAAGAGCAGATATTCTCATTGCCGTACCGACTGCTTTTACATCCCCTTGTGCGATCTGAGGATATAAGAATTTCAAATAAGATTCCAACCTAGCCACCTCTAGTTCCCTAGTAATCTCTGCATCCATTCCGTTCGTGACAGATTGCGCTATCACTCCTTCAGCTAAGTCCTTCTTGATAGACTCAAGCGTAGCAGTAGTGTCTCCCTCTTTCTGTAATGCCGTCAATATATCAAGAAGATTCATTCCCATATTAGACCAGCGCAGGAGCTTCATTTGTCGCTGCTGGACTATTTTTCTTGTATCTCTGGTGACGTAAGCTTTTCTCGGCATTTTATTCAACTAAAAATGGTTGAGATTCTATTAGGACTTGAGCTAGTTTTTTTACTTTGATTATACAGAAATCTTTAAAGTGTGCAGGTTCTTTTCTGACTACCTCTTGCAAAGCAAAAGGATCGTCTGAAGCATAGAGAATAGTAGATGTAGGATCTACTGGATACCACGTTGGTTCCGTGTGCTGGAATCTAGTAAGGATATAGGTATAGTCATTTTGCATAATAATTATCCGTAGGATTACTTACATCTTATCTAATCTGTACTGGTTTGCGAGTCTTACCCAGATGGGGATATTGTGCATCGGGACGAATAACATCATTACAGCGTCGGCTTTGTCGGGTGATCTGCCAAGGCGATCGCCGCCTTTGATGATATCTTTGCTCTCGACCTTGATCTCCATTTTATCGCCTACCTTTTGGGGCGATTCCCACCGAGGGCAACAGAGTTCTTCCAGTAGATCATCATCGGGAGGCAATGCAATAACAGTGTCGCCGTCAGGATCTAATAAGTCCCTCATGTACCAGTGTGCGTAGGCGCGATAGTTGACAAAGACTAAATTCCCAGTTGCGTCCGTCAGCCTATTGTCGTTCCCGTCTTTGGCAGCAGCAGAAGAGAAGAAAGGAATAGGGCGTTGTTTCTTCTTCCTCAAGAAATCGTAAGGACTTGCCCCAATCCCACCCACGTCTACTACCAACTCAACGCCGTCTAGCTTTTTAAGTTCTATTATCTTATCGGCTATTATTTCCCCTGCGATCGTGCCGTCACTTTTTCTTATTTCGTCCTTGCCCATCACAGTAAGACGACTACACCAATTCCCATAAAGTGAAGCTATCACGCAATTGTCAACGCCTCCCCAAGACGGGTCACAGGCGATCCTTCTTTGTACTTCAGCAATATAACCCCTCTCTGTCCACCGCGCCATAGCAGCCTTGACCCACTCTCTCGGAATGATCTGGAATGCGTGGTCTTTCTCAATGTCAACAGAGAAATCTCCATAAAGCAAAGCCGATCGCATCGGTTCAGGAAAAGACTGAAGAATAGATTTGTAATTGGTATTTCTTAGGTGCGGATTGTCTCCCAACAGCGCAGGAATGAAAGTCCGAGAGTGAGGTTCGTACTCTTTCCCCTTGTGGGTGATTTCTTTCGCCCTAGGAACCAGTTTAATGCCTTCCTTCTCTCTCTCTTTCTCGTAGGGAAAGATCGCCCAAGAACTTCCAGTTTCTATGTACAGCACTGGGTCTGAATTTTCTACCATCACCTCTTCCTCATCTCTAGTCATGATGTAGAACTCTAGATTTTCTTCGAGAATCTCTACGTCTTCATAATTCTCTCCGTCATCACTAATCGTAATGAACCAGCGGAGTTCCCCTGGGGCTGCCCTAGGTCTACCCGTCTTTTCAGAATACTTGCTGTCTATCCAAGGAGCAAAATAGTTCCGAATCCATCTCCCTTGCTGACTGGTGGGGGGATTAAAGGTAAATAATACTTGGCAGTGCTGTCCAAAAACAGGCGATCGCGTCCAACCACAGATGAACTCCACCTGTGACCGACTAAATTCCGTGACTTCATCAAAAGCCTTGAGGTCGTGTTCAATACCACGGTGCTTTTCTTTGTCGTTTTCGTATTGGCAGTGACCCAGTTTGATAAGGCGATCGCCAGGTGGGACATTCCGCCATATTTTAACTTGGGAGTTATAGGTAGCTCCCGACCCAAAGAACATCCTCCTACTTTTTTCCTCCAAATCTTGCAGATTGGGAGTGATGCGGCGCATTATTAAAGAGAATAAATGCTTGTAATACGCCAGCATCATGATTAATGCACTCTTCCCACCTCCTGCTGCCCCACCGAAGCCAATCCTACTAGCGTGGGATTCTAGTGCCATTCGCTGAGGGTGATTATCGCCAGCTTCCCAAGGCTTCCAATCGGGGTCTATACCAGCTACTAATGCGCCGCTATACCTTTTCTCGATCGTTTGCTTTAGAGTGGCGAGTCTCAAAATTAGAAGCCCTCATAATCCACAGTAAATAACCCTTGATACCCTTTAATGGGGATAGGCGCGACTGGAACTACATTCTCTAGCTTCCACGCATAACGCCCGATACCCCAATAGCCCAATACCCGTTCATTCCTATTGGTGCTGTAAATGAGATCCTCAGTTATTTGTAGGCAGTCCATTAAATCGCAGGTACAAATAGACACACCTAAAGGAAATAACTCAGGATTAAATACTCCCTTTATGACGAATGAGCTAGTGTGGAGAGCCACTTCGTCAAGGGGTTTTTTCGCCGAACAGATCAATAGTCTTCCACGGTAAGAGGTTTTCCAAGAACGGGTTTCATATCGTTTCTTGCCAAGGGCGATCGCTGTAGCCCATGGCTGCCACAAGCTAAGTGCTTTGATTTTCATTGAGACTCTTCCTCTATGTCTTCCATGTCGATAGTCTGTCCAGCTAAACGATGAGTAGAATCAGCCAAGTAGTAAATCTTTCCATCAGAAACAAAAGCATGGCAGATTTTAGGTAATCTATCAGCAGTGAACTGTACTTGTGAAAGTACGCTAGGCTCAAAAGTGGGAGAATCCTCGTTGCCAAAGAAGTTCCAAGAGGCTCCTGTCGTTGGATGGCTATAAGGTCTTATGTAGATTGCGTGATGAAGTTTACAACCAGGGCAAGGATAGGAATATCCGATTGTTACGCCTACGGCATCAGCAATATTTAGCAGTTTAGGCATAAACTACTTCTTCACTTCCTGTAATTGTTTTAGTTTTTCTTTCAGTTCTTCGATAGTTTGCGGTGTCGGTAGTTCTGGTTCTGCCACCACGTCAATAGAAACCGTGGCAGGATCTACCAACTCTTTCTCTAGCTCTATTTCTTCCGTGAACTTAATCGAGTCAGGATCTACAGTCTCTTGAGTCAGGATTGTTTTGTAGACGCGATCGTTGATTTGATTTATTTCTCTGGGGAATGTCTTAATCTTCTCGTCAAGCCCAACAACTTCCTTCTCTATGGCTTCTTCTTCTTCCTTAGTTAAAGCCCCTTTGGAGATATGTTCTAAGCAGTATCTTTTTCGTTCGACTAGCTGCTCAATATAGCAGAGAGTTACGCCAAATAAAACGGCAGCTATTTCTTCGCCGTGTAGCATTAATCGCTTTCCAATAGGAGATTTACTCCCATCTGGATATACTCTTTCCGAATAACTTGCAACTTTAGGATCTAGTTCGCCATCACAAACCTTGCAGACGATATCAGTTAAATGCCAATAGTCGATGGTGTTGGTTTTAATCAATCCGTCTTGCAGTTTTCTTAATTGATTCATTTCATCGAAGCCGACAAAAGTAATTGGGAGAGTAATTTCGCCATTGCGAACGGATATTAATTTCAACATATTTTAAGAAGGAACTTAGTTCTACCTTAATTTAACACGAAAGCACCAATAGTTGAGAACCGTTGGTGCTTTCAATGCCCGCAGCTATGTTTAGCCACTCGCCTTTACAGGCTAATTCTATTTTAGAGTAGATTCTGGGAAAGTGCTACCAACAGGGCTAGAATAACTCCTGTCCCAAAGATAGATGAACCGAAGAGGTAGAGATTCCAAAATCTCCTCCAGAACAATTTCCTTTTTCTTCTTTTTTGAGCCTCCTTGTTGTATCCGTCCTCAAGAGAGAGATATTCTTTATGTCTGAGATACTCTCTTTGCCTGTCCGTGATCACTTGTGGGGAGTCTGTAGGCGATCGCTTATTCATAATTAGATCTCTTCTCGTATATGAACTGGCATTAATAAGATAGTGGTTTTTTCACCACCAATGGGATTAATGGTAACGGGATTCGTCGCCATGTTGATATTGAGTTGGAAGGTGTCTGTACGAATAACTTTAGCTGCTGCCATAAGATATCTACAGTTAAGAGCAAGCCTCATATTAATAGTCTGATAAGACTCAACTGATAGAGACTGTTTCGCGTCGACTTCTTTGGACAAGGTTTCCACGGTCAGAATCGCTGGATCTCCACCTTCTTCTTGTACAAAGTCCAGTACGGCTGTTTTGCTGGCGTTGCTCTGAATAGACGATTCGGCGGCAGAGAGAACAATGTCGATCGCTGGTTTGAACGCTAGGGTATCTATCACGATTTGATAGTTAAAAGACTGTGGTATAAGCTGTTGCCACTGGGGATAGCCGCCCTCTAGCAGCCTTGTATAAATGGTATAACTACCAACAGTGAAAACTATACCACTCCGTTCGGTGTTGCCAATCATTAAAGTGACGACATCATCCTCTTTCGGCTTTAAAGAAGTCGCTATCTTCTGAATCTTGTCAAGATATTCAGCCTTGGGGACAACTCGAAACTTCAGTGCAGCTTCGGGGATCTCAGCTTCGGCAGTCAGAACTAATTTAGTCGTTGCTAAGAAATGTCCATTAGTGGCAGTAAAGCTGAGGGAATGTCCATCCCGATCAATTGCGATACCTTGAAGGATTTGTTTGGTTTCGTCGGAACTAGCAGCAAAAGAAATTTGGGCGATCGCCTTAATAAAATTCCTTGTCGGAATCTCAAGGGTAAAGGTATCTTTGTCTTCGTAAGGAATGTCAGGAAATTCGGTGATAGGAAAGACAGATACGCTCAATGAACCGTTCGACCATTTGATTTCTGCTAACGAAGTGTCCAATTCTTCACCTCCCCTTGTCACTTCTTCTACTGAAAACTTGAGAGTCTCATCCGTCAATTTGGAAATCATGGTGGATGTTATTTTTGCTTGAAGACAAGCTGCTCCCGACTCTTCTACCGTCACATCAGAAAGAGTCACCTGTACCCCATAGGTAAGGTCAAATCCTGACAATGAAACTGTATTGGCTTCTTTATCGGCTTTAAAGGCGATGCAGCCTAGAATTGGATGTGTGGGGCGTTCTGGGATTGCGCTCGAAACGGACGCGATCGCGGATTTCAAAACGGACTGTTCTACTGTAAATTTCATAGGACTGTAGATGGGACTCTGAAATAATTGGATAGTTAGGGATTCTTTGGGCGGATGACACAACAGTGAGATTAGGTTATTTTGACGCAGGGAGTGCTGACGATTTCTGCAAGGTCTGTGTATTGACCCTGCTTTAGCTTGGCTCGGATAGCGAGTCGGTCGGGAGATTTAATCACCCTAACTAGCTCTGGCGGCAAGGATTCTGGTGAAACAAGCAATTCCACTGAGCTTGAGAAACTGAGTCTGATCGTAGAAAGATCATCCTTGATCTCTTCCCGTCCATGCTCCTTCATTTCCTTAGCCAAGTTGTCGCGGAGTTTTTCTGCTCTTTTGACAAATACGGCTGCTCTTTCTGTATATCTTTTTGCTTCTGCCTTATTTGCTGCGGCGATCGCTTCAAGATAGATAATGTAGTTACTCACGGCGATCGCTTTTTGCTGAAAGTCGGTATTAGCATCAGACCAAGCAGTAAGAGCTAGACTTAATGCAGTTTCATCGTCTTCGCCAGTTTCCAGAAGTTCATTAATTTGAGCTTCTAGATTTCGGACATTCTGCGATAAGTGCCAAAGAGATTCACTCATGAAGATTCACTCACAAGAAACAAAAAGTTACAAAAAAACTACACGAATCGTATTGCACTTGTGTAGTCTATCATCTTTTTTCCTGCGAAGCAAATTTAAACAAAAAGCGGAAGCAGGGATTGTTCTTCAGCCACTAACTGTTTGGACGGTTTCTCTTGCCCATAACTCTGACAATCAAACAGCCCGAAAGGATCAATGCCTTCTAGTGGGTCTTGCTCGTTCCAGTGTTGGGCGATCTTCTCAGCCAAAGAAGGATCTAAAGGGTTCTGGGTTTTGTGCCACCGCTCAACTTGGTAGGGTAGAACGGTGTAAGAGGATAGCTCAGTTAATCGCGTGGCGAATTTGTCGTAGTCCATTGCCTTGTCCTTTGTGTATTTGATTTACAATTTCAAGATACCAGCCAGCAAAGGTTTTGTCACCTTTTTAGCTTGTGTTTCTAATCACAGATGTACTGTGATGGTACTACTTTTGCCCCAATTTTTCCCAATCGCTGAAACCCGCACTGTGTAAGCGTTTCAAAAAACAGCACACATATACATATTAGGGGGATCTTTACCGATTTTTGGAACTTGCGTTTTGGCTAAGAAAAAGAAAAAATTATCTGTTTCCCTAACTAAGATCAGATCAAGATCGCCTTCAGAAGGTAATTTCCCAGACCCTCACCTTCAAACAAACTACTCATATAGACTTTCCCTCTCTGTTGGTTTTTATCGTTTGCTGTTTGAAACCTGAGTCGATGATCAGATCACGGAAACAGCCTTTACTCATTGATCTAAAACTCCCTAATATGTATATGTGTGCTGTTTTCTGAAAGCCTTACAGGGCGCGGGTTTCAGCCTTATGGTATTTATGTTCTAATAAGGGTATTTGTATTTATAAAATAGTACAATAAACCCTATGGGGGCGATCGCTTTCTGGTGGTGAGTTGTGGTGATTTTTCGCAAGTTAGATCGACTCTTCATGGTTTGGCTCGCCTGGATCTGGGTCATTGAGTTTGGTGATTTTATTGCTGAAGGAGACAAGGCTACCAGCGATCGCACCCCCACCTCCCAACACGCTAATTGCTGCCATCCTAATATCGGCTGGTACGTCTTGAAGTATAAGGACGACTATTACACTCAACTGTGATCCACAGGCTAGTAGGAAGCCTAGCCATGTGGCTGTGCGATCGCTGTTTACTATTTCCGATGAACGCTTGGATGCCATAGAATTTATTCCATACGAGAACAGATACCTTTTCATCTTATCGAGATTCTGGTTTAGGATTAAGATACTGCCGTTAAGGGAAGAAGATGGGAACCAGTATTAAGCTTCGTTATGATGACAAGAAAACTAGAGTGGAACTAGACAAAGTTCTTTCTAATCTAAAAGATATTAATTCGACTAATAAAAAAGTGGGAGACTATCTTGTTGCTCGTTCTCGATCCAATTTTGAAAACGAAGTAGATCCTAGTGGGCGATCTTGGAAACCACTTTCTCCTGCCACCATAGAAAGAAAAAGAAGAGAAGGCTCTAGTTTAAAAATACTGCAAAGAACGGGAAAGATGAAAAATAGCGTTTACGTTACAGTGAATAGAGCTTCTGTGGTGGTGGGATATTCAGATCCAAAAGTTGTTTATCACCAGTTGGGAACCGACAGAACTCCTAAACGAGAGGTCGTCGGGATAGGGGAAAAAGATCGCCAAGCAGTTGCCGATATTTACGCGAGGCTCTTAACTCGTTAGGATAGAACGCTAAAAACTTGGGCGATCGCCTTCTGTGGCACTGGAATCAACGGTTGTGTTAGAATAGAAGAAAACCAATCCTAAAATTTCATTTCTTATGAATAGTTTTGCTATTCGTTTTGATTCTGGCTCTCTTACCTCTAAACCCGTTGAAGATGCTGACGGGTATCTTCGTGTTGATGCGACGATATGCGTTCCTGGTATTCTTCGGTACATTAACCCTATTACGGGAAAAGAAACGGCAGAACTAAGAACAGCAGAAACGAATCAGCAAATAGTGCAATCCTTAAACAGCCGAGCCGTACCCCTGCCGATCTCGGAAGAACACCCGCCTTTTATGCTTAACGCCAAAAATATTCAGTCTTATATGATCGGGGCGATCGGTACGACTAGATTCGATGATTTTACTGGCGGAATAATTGCTCCACTGGGGATTTATCGCCAAGAATCGAAAGACGCGATATTTAAAGGGGAAAAAACGGAAACCTCCCTAGGGTATAAATGCGCGACAATCAAAGAGTCTGGGACTTGGAGAGGAGAGCGATACGATGCGATCCAAACCGACATCCAAGAGAACCATCTTGCTATTACTGCAAGAGCTAGGGCAGGAAGAGATGTAAAAATTCACATGGATTCAGCTTATATGGATTCACTGCTAGAAGCTATGCAAGTAGATGGTGATAAGATAGTAGATATCGGATATTCGTATCATCTAGATAGTGATAGTATTATTGCAACCCCTAGGAGGAATTATTATTTTATGGAAAATCCGCAGCAACAAAATAGTTTTGTAGCTTATAAGCAGCCATTAGAAGATGGTGGGGAAATCACCCATCAAGTTCACAAGGATTCTTTGCCTGTTATTAATCAGAAAGATCAGACCATCAGATCCCAAGCAGAAGAAATTTCTAATCTAAAAACCCGCTTGGATTCGTTTACAAAGTCTTACCAGGACTGGAAGAGTTATGCCGAGTCTTTGCAGGAGGAATTGAGCGATCGCCAAGACTCTACTACTACTCTAATGTCACAAGATGGCTTTAAGACGATTACCGAGTCTCAGTGGGAAAGCATTAAGGGCAGTATTGAGCAATTAGGGGGGACTCTAAGGCTAGACTCTAAAGACGATACCTACGTTATTGATATCATCGCTACTGCTCGGTTTGACTCTGAGGCAGATTTCGTAGTTTATACGAAGGATCAGATGGAGTGCTTGAACGGGATACTCGAAGTCGCAGGAATTTCGGATCTCACATGGGACGGAAACACATTCATCAGTCGTATGGACAGCATGGATGAAGAGGATGAAGATCCAGAAGAGGAGATGGACGAGTCCAAGTCTGAAGAAGCCAAAGAACCACATCAGTTCGCCAAAAAGAAAAAGAAAATGGACAGCGTGGAACCTTCTGAGTTTCTAAAGAATGTTCGGAAAGCCGAGAAGCTTTTTCCTGCTTTAGCTGCCAGATTCGACTCTGAGTTCCCCGAAGATGAGGATGCTTTATTCGCGGCGATCGCCGAAGAAGCTAAAGCTGTTTTAGTCGGACAGAATCCTGCTTCTAAGGATCACTTGGATTCTCTGGAACCCCAAGCGATAGTGGATATTTACCATTACTACCAGAACTCACCTGCTAACAAGGTTGTCGTATCTAAAAACGATCGCTCTGACTCTGCTGCACCTAGCTCTGCTTCTAATTTCCAAGCTTTGCTAGACAGTGCAAACAGCAGTCGTGCCGACTCAGCTACTTCAGAGCCACGACTTAATCCGTTTCTTGAACGCACGTTCAGAATCTCGGAGGGATATAAGTCCACCGAAGGCAGGATTTCACTTTAACTTAACCTTATAGGAGGATAATCACTTATGACTCGCCTTAACTTATACGACGGTCTATTACAATCAGCAACGGCTGGAATGATGAACGGATTCATTGGAGCCGAAATCCAACAAATCCCTTTATTTAATGGTTCGGGAGTCACTTACGACACCTATGTTATTGGAGTTCCTGCGACAAATGACGTAGCTGCTTCTACTGCGTATGAAGTCTATGTAAACGGTGTTACGGCGACCTTCACTACTGCTGGATCTGGAACAACTGCAACTCAATTACGGAATGGTTTATTCGATGCCCTTAGAGCTTCTTTGGTATTTAACTCTCTTGCCGTTGCTACTCAAACCACAGGAGCAGCTTCAGCACCTACCCTGACTATTAAAGCAGTCCGTAGTGTCGAGAAATTGAATGTCACCGTCAAGGTTGTGGCTGGCGCAGGAGCATTGACCCTCAGCAATAGCGTCACTCCTTCCGTTGGCTCTTATATTCCTTTCGGTGTGTTTGTCGGCTGCGCTACGGGAAGCACAACGCCTTATAGTGTTAAGCAAATTTCTGTAGTTTCTGACAAGGTATTAGGATTTGCGCCTAATGCCCGTCTATTTGAGCGTTCTGGCGTTGGTGAAGGTGGTGAGGATGGATATCCCCCGTCGCAAACTTTCTCCGTAATTACCCACACTGGGGCTAATCGCTCTGTCTGGGCGCGAACTGTTGACTCCGACCACAACTGGACTCACGGCTGTTATATAAACGTGGTGGCAAGCGGGAAAGGTGGATGGGTCACTAAGACTTCCAGTAGCAACATCGACTCTACTGCTTACCTGCGGATTCCTCACGGGGAGTCTGCCATCTGGTCTGCGATAGATGATTGCTATATCATCCCTGTGGAAATCAGAGGCACTATCTAAGCCATTTAATATTAATTGCCTAGGAGGGCGAATTATGAGTAACGATTTATTGATTCCTGGTGCTAGTGGTGAAGGTCTTGTGACCCAAGATTTGCTCCGCCAGTATTCCAGTAGCGAGAAACAGGTGAGAGCCGACGCGATCGCCAACACTGGCAACGGGCTTGCTGCCGAGTACATTAAGGATGCTGCTTACCTATACAGTAAGCATTCCCACGACACTTTTGAACACTATGACGCAGCCCCTACTATTGGCGCACTAGCGAGAGGGTTGGAGTTAATTGATCGTTCCGTCACCGATATCACTACCGTTGACAAGGAATTGCCTAAAGGGAACTCTCTTCCTATTAAGTATGAGAATGACCCTCTCGCACAGAAATTTATTCACTACCTAACTCGTAATGTTGGTAGCTGGAAGCGCGGCGCACCTTCGACCACAGACATCCCTTTGACTGAAGCTGTATTTGAAGAATGGAGTGATCCTTCCTATAGCTACTACGGGGGCTATTTGATCAAGCAGGAAGACCTAGCCATGATGGTAAGAACTGGGATGAACGGGAATCCCAGTATCAATATTCCTGCCATGAAAGCAAAAGCCTTTGAGCAAGCTAGGTTGGATCTAGTCAATCAGCTAATGCTTTTTGGAGATCCTCAAATCGGTCTACCTGGTTGGATTAATCACCCTTCTGCCCTTAAGTTTAGTGTTGGGGCTATCACTACCTCTACTACTCCTGAAAGTGATATTCTCATATTGAACTCCATCGCTAGGGCTACTCAATCGTTAGAACTCTACCGATTCCAAGCATCCCGTCCTGACTCGATAGAGATGAGCTATAGCTTACATCAGATCCTAACGAGCAAGCCTTACTCTTTCATTCCTGCGGGTTCCAGTACGGCGATCGGGGATGCTGAGACAAGTGTGCTGAAATATTTCTTGATGACAAACCCCCATATTAAGACGGTCGGGTTGTTGGAAGATTTAGAGCCTGGAGTTCTTAACCGCTTCGGTTCTCCTAATAAGCAACACATTATTGCTTACCAACGCAACCCTGATAATCTCAGATTCCAGTTCCTTACTCCCGACGTGGTTATGTTACCTCCCAAGGATTCTGGATTCTCTGATATTCTCCGAGTGGGTATGTTCAAAACTGCTGGTGTTCTACTGTATCGCCTTACTGCAATGGTGGTGGCTCAGTTGGGGTAAGGGTTCCCTAAAGGGAAAGGGTTTCCTAAAGGGAAAAAGCTAGGGAGGTAGGTATTAATTGATACCTACCTCTTTTGGTGTCACAATAAAGAAGATTACGGATGCGTTTTCTCTGATTGGTAGCCTAATGGGGATCGGAATTTGATAGCTCATTCCGATCTCTTTTTTCTATTAACATCTTTGCTTCTGTTTAGTGTTAAAATCTTAGAAGACCTTCTATATGATTAACTACATGGAAACTGCTACTACACCTAACACTGAACCGAGAACCAAGAAAAATAATTTACCCGAAGCTTTGACAGCAGCGATCGCCACCAATATTCTAATAGCTGAAGAAGTTCCAAGTCTGGATAGAAATAAAACTAATTTTGCAGCGTCATGGGAAGCAGAAGAGGCTGCGGGTAAAATCACCTCTAATCAAACTTTTTTCGCTACTGGTGCAGAAAGTGAAGAATCAGTCTTGATCAACTACAACCCGAATGCAGTTGGAGATCATCAAGATGTACCAAGAATATTTTCCCGACCCACCGAGGTTTTAGCTCCAGGCTCTATCCCTATTTCTGACTTGAGTAATCTCTTCGCGTTGAAGCCTGGACTGCAAAGAATTACGCTTAAAGATTTGGCTGTAGTAGAGTCGGTTTTTGGTGGCAAATTCTCTAATGCGATCAAAACTTATAAGACAAGAGAAGACGTTGTAATTCCTCAAGGAAATGTAGAGGATTATGACGCAAGTACAGCATTGGAACTGCTACAGAAATGCCAAACATTGGAAGACCTTTCTCAGATTTCTGGTGGGGTAAGCCACGCGAAAGTATTGGAAGCGATCGCCAAAAGAAGAACACAACTTTTAGAACGTGACAAGAACGACAAAGCTAACGGTGTTAAGAAAAATGCCGAGATAGAAATCGGGGCATTAGTCAAAGCTAGAGCTTTTAACTAGGAGAGAATAAGGTGACAAGAGAACAATTCTTGGCTCTTTACGAAGCTTTTGCCGATGAACCCGTGGTAGAGATTGATGCTGCCATGAACTTAGGGGCTGTACGGGTAAGAGGCTGGCTTCCTGAATACATGGAAGCTGGTGCAGCCCTTTACGCTGCGGCTTACTTAGAAACTCAAAGACAACAGAAAATGATTGCTGCTACGGCGATCGCCAACATTGCTCAAGGTGCAGCAATTAGCTCATCTCCTTTGTCGCCTGATAGTATTCTCAATAATTATGAACTTCAGTTCCGCAATATAGAAAAAGTAGCTAAAGCGAATAGAGCAATAACGGGGATAGGCTTATAATAGAGCAATAACGGGGATAGGCTTGTCAACAACCCACCGATAAATCGGGGACTTGAAATATATAGTCCTAGTTGACCAGACTCAGGTAGTAATACCTACGTTAGTGGCAAGCGTTAAAGTTCTTACCTTCGGATGCGTAGCTAGTTTGAAGCTCTAAAACTCAAAAGTTAAACAGGTTTAGCGGGTTAAGCCAGTGCTTTTGGGATAGTACCGACCACTAACATTGCTAGAGCTAACATCACCCTAGAGATAGGAGTGGGTTTGCAGGTTCCCAATTCAAAAAAACCTGTATTATCATTCACAAAAAGGTGACTATTCTTATGTTCCATAAACCCTGTCCCCCCTTTCCTCTCAGTGCTAAAGCGCGAGTCTCCAGGAGGGCAGAAAGATGAATTTAGTTGACAGAATGCAGCACCTTCGGGACAAATTATCCACCCGCTACACCGAAACAGTGGACGTTTTTAACCAGAATAGAGGGTTTGCTATCAGGACGAGGGACTCTTTAGGTCAGTATTCGATTGAGATGATCAGCCCTCCTCCCGTGATCAATAATATTTCTCAATCAGAAGAAGCATTTAGAAACTTCAATTTAGTTGTGGGGCAAGTTGGACTTTATGAGGTGAAGGGAGTATCTAAAAGGCTATACCCCGAATCTCTTCTAGATAATGCTTGCACTGATTTCATGATCGATCTTGTGTTAGATGAATACGGCGACGTTGTAAGTGGTAGACTATGTGTATTACAAGAAATAGTAGAAGAATCCTTAACTTATAAGCTCACCATTTCCGAGAATATAACTGAGAAACTCTACACCTTATATTAAAAGGACTAACTTAATGGAAACTCTAGAACGATATGATGAGGAGCAACTAAAGAAAAAGAAGAAAAAACCTGCTAAAAGACGGGGCGATTACGTTTGGGTTACTGATCCCACCAAAAAAGGCGGTGGCTACTGGCGCAAACAGCCCAAGAGAAAGAAAATAAAATCCGTTGAGCCAGAAGGAAAAGGAGGTGCGATCGCCGTTCGCAAACCTGAATCCAGTAGCGCATTAGTTCCAACCTCTCCCGTCGAAACTGCTGAGAATAGGCAGGTGGATAATGCGATCGCCTTAGCTAAGTCTTTACCCGACAAACCAGAAGAACGGGCAATTATTCCTAGCCCACCTGCACCTGTCGTTCCTCCCGATGACTACGAAACCCTCACTATTAGAGAATTGCAGAACAAAGGGCAAACCAAGGGCGTATTTAGGACAAATCATCTCAAAAAGAGTGAGTTGATTGCTCAACTGCGGCTTTTAGACAGAGATCCTGAAGAGAAAGAAAGATTTCGCCGTACTCTAGAGAGTAGGAAGAAAGAACGGGCAGCAGTATTTAAAATAGTCCCCAAAGAATACAATAGGCTTTGGCGCGAAACCCGCACTTTGCGGCGGGTGATATCAGACAATCCTAAATTATTTTCTTTGGCGATCGGGGCTATGATCGCTAAAACTACAACGGCAGGGTGGAAGCAAACGGGCGACAAGTACCGCGCTGGCTATAGAGAATCAGCCGATATAGCTTTTCAAAGAGCCAAGAAAATCCCCATCACTAATACTCTTAGGGATAATATTACCTTTGCGATCGGGGGTTTTAAGGCAGCAGGTTCAACTGGGGCTGGTATTAAAGCTGCTTTAGAGCGTCCCGAAAATGAAGATCCCGACGATAAATGGTTCAGGAAAAATCACCTCATTCTTCCCATTGACCACAAAGACTTTGACATCAATCTTTTGAGTAAAAAGAAAACCCCAGACGGAAAATATAATCCTGCCTATCTCGGTGAAGTGATGGGCAAAGGACTGGGCAAATTTGTCAATAATATCAAACAAGGGCGCAATGACTCAGCCGTAGACCTAGCTGCTAATATCTACGCTTATGGGCAGCGATACCCTAATAAAGCATTAAACCTTGTCGCTCATGGTATCGGTGGGAGCATAGCCGACGAAGCTGTTGAGATACTAGCTAGAATGCCCAATCTCAAAGGTAATAACTCGACCACGCTAGGCAAAGTCACGGGCGAGTTTATGTTGAGGAAACTTAACGTGGTTCGGCTCGGTGCAGCAGACGTTGGATTTAGTGATAGCCCTTTTTGGAGTCGTCTGTCCCATCGTACCGTTACGGGAGACAAAGACCCATTCTCTATCCTTCCCAAGAAAGCTGCCCAACGGATAGGTAGTTTACTTGGTGGAGAGGTAGAGGACTACCTTGGTAATAAAGACGTAAGAGCAAGCATCCGCGAAGGGCTGAACTACTTTTCTCGTTCCAACTTGGCTGGTGCTAAAGCAGAGAATAGAGCCAAGCAACTCGGTACGATTCGGGACGCATTTGCTGCCTTTAATCCCCAGTACGGAGCAATCTTTAAATTTGCCGAGAAAGGAGCGCAGTTTGCTAAAGATGACCCTGTTGCTGCTTCCACTTATGGACTGTTGGCATTGGTCGGGACAGCAGGAGTTTCGCATCATTACGCCAGAAAGAATTACGAACGGGCGATCGCCGACCCAAATACCAGTAGAGATGTAATTGCAGAAACTGGAAAGATTCTCAATCAGAATCAACAATCTACGGGAGCCAAGCTATTTCCTGCTGGTGTGAAGAAAACTAATGTTACTTTTGTCGTATCTGGCTCATATCAAGATCCACAAGAAATTATTGACGCTATTCCTGCTGATATTAGAGGGACTCCCGACGCTAGTGGCGTTTACAGAGGGGGGTTGACTCATATAGTCAACACTGACCAGTTAAGTTCAGCAATTAAATACCCTGAAAAACCTGCTTCTAATTGGTTCCCGATTGACTCTCCCCAGTATTATGCAAAGATGGCAGCCGAAGGCTTCGGGAAAACCATCTCGAAGAATCTTGGCATAAAAGCCATTCCTGGGATGGGCATGGGGGCTTCGAGTGGTAAACTATATACTCTTTCTTCCCCTATCTCTGACAACGCCAAGAATTTAGCAGCCAATCTTTATGCTCATGGCTATACTCTTTATAACGACAATTCCGTAGGAAACAACTACAACCTCAACATCATCGCAGCAGGAGATGGTGGCGAAGACGTTAGGGTGGCACTAGATATCCTCAATAACATGAGAGATAGAAGGGGTGACAAAGACCCTGTAGCAGCGCAGATCGCTCGTAGAGTGCGTGTAGCCACCTTAGGAACGCCCTATTTTGACATCACTGACAATAGGAACATCACTGAATTTCCCTTCATGGGGGAAGAGGACGCTTTTGGGATATTCCCACGCAAATCGAACACGACTACGGTAAGAAAAGTGGGGCATGACGCGATCGCTTATCTAGAAGATCCTGATGTGGAGA